TTTCTACTTCGGTCTTAACTTCATCACGGGAAGGTCTTGCCGTACCCTGGAAGAAAAGTTGCAAGCGATGGGACTTACCTCTCCATAACACTATTATAGTGTAAACGTTACCATATTCCTGTATCCTTTGATAGTCTTCAGTATTCAGATACTGGACTTCTTCTTTTTTAGTCTTACTCTTGTTACCCCAGTTCTTTGCACCAACTTTACGACACTTGACTAGTGCTCCAGATGCATATGCAGAAGGCCATACAGAATAACGTGACTTGACCTTATGGTAACAAGCGTCCTTTTCTCCTTCCTGAATGGTCTCTTCATTGGTTACATAATCTGCAACTGTATCAATGTCGTCTGCAGATCTGGTAAGTTTTGCCTGAACCCATGCTTTGAGTTCACCCTCTCCAGTTTCACCCATCTTTTTCTCAAGACGAGAAACTGCATTCTTGATAGTTGCTAATTGACGACGTGCCATTTCATATTCATGATCACCGTCACCTTCAAAGATTTCAGTTCTCCAGTCAGAGTAGTTTCCTTCTGGTAATTTTTTGGGAATACCAGAACCAGGCATTAGTCTTGTATTTTTAATATACTCTGCAGGATTTAAATCTTTAGAGTTGACTTTCTTCTGAAGTTTTTTGTTGATGTCTTTTTCTGTAGCCATTTCCTGTTGGAGCTCCAGTTCTTCTTTCTTGACGCAGTTTGGATATCTCTTACCAAACATGGTCTTCATGCCCTTCTTCTCATAACCTTTCCAACACTTCTCACCAATCATTTCACTTCCGAGACCTTCAGTTGGTTTCAATGGTTCTGTTTCAATAATATCAACTGTTTCAAATTCAAGTGCTTTGAACTCGTCTCTCCAGTTTGAAAAATCGTATGAATCGGTTACCATTTTTGCTTTTCCTTTTCTATCGGGATTTGGATCTTCTCTACGTTTTTTAGCAGCTCTTCTATTTCTTTCGTCTTTACTCATCGCAGCGCGATCATCCGCATCACGACAGAATGGTTTGGTCTTTTGACCTGGTTGTCTTGCACAGGGTTTACCGTCATACTTACCACCCGTTTGTTTCCAACCACCACCTTTGAACCAATCACGAAGGGAATAACCCTTATCCTTCGCAGATTTACCATCACGTTTTTCTAATATAGTATTTTCGCTCACCCCGCCACCATCTCCATTACCGTTGGAGTTACCGTTATCACCATTTCCATTACCATTCTTTTTGCCTTTTTTCTTACCATCTTCACCATTTTCATGATCTTCATCTTTCATGAGTCTACCACCTCCCATGACATGATATCCCATAGGAATTTTTTTACATTTTTTATCAGTGAAACACCAGTACTTCCCAGGTGGACATGATTTGGCTTTTGTCATATTAGGTAAGTATGTCCTTTATCTATTTAGAATCTCCATTATTTTTGAGAAATTTCTGGAGATCCGCTGTAGACCCAAAGAAAACCGCATTGTTTGTAACGTTTGCTGCTTTAGATGATTTGCCATCGTCTTTCTCAATGTCTTTTACTTTTTTCTGAAGATCAACTAACTTGTCGGCAACATCACCGACATGCTTAATAAGTTGACCTGCAACTTCAAATGCTCTAGGAGAATCTGATTCTTGTGCAAGTTCTAAAATTCCATCAACCGCTTCTTGACCTTTTTCAATCAAAGAATAGAGATTTCCCCGAGTATATTCATAATCTTTTTTGAGTTGTTCTTGAGTAGAAGTAACGACTTCAGTTACCTCTGGTTCTTTTTTGACAATTTTTTCAGACTTAACCTCTGTGGGTGTAATATCTAAAGCATCATCTATTTCGTCGTACTTCATGCGTCCACGTCAGTTTGTTTAGTTGTACTGTAAATCTTTCCATCATTAAAATTGAATGTAGATTCGTTGAATCCAAAATCATCGTCAAGATCAATCAGTTCATCATCTGCTGCATTGATTGCGTTAACATAATCCAATGCTTCATGAGTGGTAGCAATAGTACCGTTCTCACCTCTATTTACCTTGATAACATTACCAGCAATTTCTCTGATAAACATTACTTCTTCACCAATCTGTATGTAAGTCTTAGAAATCAACTGAGTTCCAAATTCAACACTAAACTCGGTGACGTTTGCTGCAATATCTTGAGAAAGTTGAGTTGCGCCGTCAGAATTGTAATCTTTAAGAGCTTTGGGAGTTGCAACATAACGAAGTTCTCTGGATGCATTTTTTCTTTCAGTATTAGTATAATAATCGACTTGAACTTTTTTGATTATACTGTCGTTACCAGTATCCACTGGACCAAATAGATATGTTTTTGCAGTAAAGTCCAATGTATATACCAGAGATCTTCTCGTAGTAAAATCTCCCTCATAATCATCATCCATCTGAATACTATTCAAGACCATTGGAATATCTCTAGTCTCACCTATTTGTTCAACCAGATTGACTGTTAGATTAAAGTGGGGTTGAAAATATGGTAATATTTGTTCTACTATCTGTAGTGCATCTTCATTCAGTTTTGTCATAATCGACAATCTAATATTTACATTATATGGAACAGGCATAAAAGCCTTAGTCATCTTGTTATTATTTTGATCTACAACCTTAAAAGTTTGCATGGTTGAAGATTTTCTAGTTGGATCATATGAAATACCCACCATCTCAAATGCCATTCTAGGCAAAGTTATTGCAACTTCTTTTCTAAGATTTGGAGATTGTTCTATTCTCGCTAAGAACTTTTGCATAGGTCCATACGCAATAGGGACCTTTAATTGACTAAATCCATTTCCAGATGTATCTTTGTGTTTAATTTCAATGTTATTAAATAATGTACCGAAAGCTATGATAGTCTTTCTTAAAATTTCGTGATAAAAATAAGTTCCAAACATTAGAATTCTCCAAAGGGATTAGTTTGACTAAAGTCAATGATTTCGTCAGCTTCTGATTCAATATCTATATTATCTGCAAATGCATCTAAGAATTCATTTGTATCAACAGTAGATACTTTATAACTTCCTGCGGCTCCCACGACAGATTCTCCCCTTTGGAATGTTCCATTTACAGTAGCTAATTTAAGAATGCGATCATCAGCGTCCCACTCTCTCACATAACCAGTTGCACCAGAACGTTGACCAGTGACTATTTCGTTATATTCGTAATAACCGTAAGTATCTGATGTTGGAAGAGTAAATGTAATACCTGGGGTGAATGTGTAACCTGCACCAGCGTTGGAGTAAAGAATCTGAGATACTTCTCCGTTTGTATTGCGAACTACTTCTGCCTTCGCATTATTAATTTCAGAACTGACCCCAACAGATTCTGCAACAAATATTGGTTCAATGAATACTTGTGGATCGGTAGTATAACCTACACCACCACTACTAATTGCAACAACTGGGAGAACTCCAGAATTAATTACAACTGTAGCAATACCCCCAGATCCATTTGAACTAATAAATTCAATAGTTGGAGAAACTGTATAACCATAACCTGGATTTGTTAGAAGAACTCTATCGATACCTCGTTTTTGATTGACGGTTCTACTTGTCATAATAGCTACCGCAGTAGCTTGAATGCCATTCTCTGGCGTTGAAATTGTTACTGTTGGCGCAATTGTATATGCATAACCTATGTTAGAAGAATCTACGGTTATACTCGTCACTATGCCTGCGGCACTTACATTTACAGTTGCTAAAGCTTGTTCGCCTTTTTCAAAACTTTCCAAGTAAATTCTACTTGTTGATGCAGCGCCTGCACCATTATATACCGAAGCAGTATTATATATTTCAAAGTGATCAAAGTATTGAATTCCTCCAGTTGTAGATCCTAAAGATACTGGGTTGTCATCCACAAACTTTTGATTTTCATAATTAGTTCCAGAAAGATTATCATAAAACTGTCTAACTCTAGAACCTCCAAGAGGGATGTTCCAGAAAGAGAATATTGAACCATCCCAACTAAACTCAATCTTATTCCATCCAGTAGTCAGTGATATTGGTTCATTTAAGATGGCTGTGCCAAACTGTGCATTATCTGTTCTTCTTATTTCAACACTAACAGTACTATCTGCAGTCCACTTAACATTTACAAAGTTTGATTTATAAAGATATCCACTTGTTGGGGTGGATCCTGAGTGCCAATAGTAAAATTTAACAGTTCCAACAGAATTTTGTCCTGTTACTCCACGAGTTGTATTTAATTGCCACTCTCTATCATCAATTTTTAAGGAATAATAACTATCATAACCAGGTTCTACATCATTAATCTGATGATCTCTGACATATTCATCTGGTATATCGGGAGTTGTAGAAATAGCTACAGTAGCTCCATTAACATATTGTGTTCCCCCATTTAATATGTTGAATGACGAAATACTTCCATCAACGTTTAGATTTGCAGAAGCTGTTGCAGTTACACCAATACCAAAGAAAGGTTTTGATATCTTTACTGTAGGTGTAGTTACATATGCACCATCATGGATCAAGTCAATATACTGTGCAGACTTATATTGATTATCAGTTACAATACCAGACACAGAAGCAGCTGCAGTAGTTGCAGATGCACCCACAAGATTTAGTGTTAAAACATTACCAAACTGAGATACAGTCTCATTGACGGTAGATCCTTCATTATCTACTTGTGAAACGTCAATAATCTCATCTTCAAATTCAAATCTCTCACATAAGAGTTCGTAGACATATAGATTTCTGAGTTGATAGAAAGGTTTTTTACCTTCCACAAATTTAATTTCAAAAAGTGCTCCCTCTAGAGGGAAAAAGATCAGGTCTCCTTCATTAGGTCTTTTAGCCTTCTTTCTTTCTCCAACTGGGAACTGATCGATAATTGGTTGAACAAAATCATCATATCTTTCCTTTGATATGACAAGAGTTAATTCATCTGTATTTCTAACACCAAACTTTGTGAGGAGTTCTGCGCTTGCACCCTGGAACCCCTCATAGTTCATCAGATATGCTTCGATTCTGAAACTATCGTCAAACTTTGCAGCAGTGTTTTCTCGTATAACAGTATTTTCTCCAATGATCTTTCTTGGTAAGTACAGTACGTCCTCACCATACATTT